CAATGTGGTAGTGAATGTTCCGCCATTTTCTAGTTCAAGGTCACCGCCGACAGTGAGCTTATCTGTCGTTTTGTCGTAGGTAAGACCGCTGTCGCCACCAAATACGCCTCCGTCATTAAATTGAACTTGGGTGTCAGAGCCTCCAGGGGTGCCACCGCCACCGGTTTGGTCAACCCATTCGGTGTCGTAATCAGTGTTGGAGGCTTTCGCCAGGACCTGGCCTGTAGTGCCACCAGTGATAACTCCTACGCCGTCAGCGCCATCAGCTCCATCAGCTCCATCAGCGCCTGCTGGACCAGTCGCCCCGGCAGCCCCCTGAGGCCCGGCCAACGTACCTATAGAAGTCCAGGCAGAACCGTCCCAGACGTAGAAATTATCGTCAGCTGCGACTAGATAAACGTCACTCTGAGTAGCACCGCCGGGCAAGTCGCCAACAGTCGCCACGGTCCCTAAAACCTCAAAAGCAGTGGCACCAGCCCCTACCTCGTCGAGATTGCCTGTAAAAGGATTGAACTTATAAGCCATATTCAACTCCTAGCTACAGAAGAAAGTTCACCACTGGTATAAGTAAGAGTTAATGTTGCTACCACTGAACCACTTGCTCCACCGATACGATAAACAATAACTTGATTTCCAGTACTTGGTGCTGCTGGTGGAGTAATACTTACATAATCATGAGGGGGTATAGAAAAACCACCTACATCTTGTACAAGTTGTCCGTATGCCATTGTGTTTAAATAAATAAAAGTTTAAATTTTAGAAGTTATACTTAACACCAAACTTAGAGCCGTAATCATTTACGTCATCAAAGGTTGCTGCAACTTCTCCATAAACAGAAAGACGTTCTGTTGCTTGAATTGAACCGCCAATCTTACCTGTAAGCTTTGTCTCTTCTTCTCCACCATCAGGTGCAAAGATAGAAGGACCAGCTTGTACGTAGTATGAGCCTACGTCATTACCTGATTCATAACCAAGATGGAAATCTGTAACATGTCCATTGAAATCAGATCCAATGAATCCAGCATTGTTTTCAATGTTTACGTAAGGACCAGCCATTACAGGAGTAGCAGCAATCAGGGTTGCAGGGAGGATAGCAAGAATTTTCATTTGAGTTTAGTTAAAAAAGAATAAGTGTATTTTGTACGGTTACCATGAATACCCCAGCCTAACCAGTAGTAAGCAGCATTCATATAATAACGTACTGTTTGATGATTAGTTTGAAAAGCATAGAGATCTTTTCTAAACCTCATCTCATTAATCATGTAATCAGTTTGGCATTGAAGACCACTAGGATCTTCTTTACGTTTAATACAATGGTTGCCAAGACCAATGTAACGATGTTTAGATGTCCATTGAATTAAACCATAACCACCACGAAGGCAGCGATCGTAAGGAACGATAGCACCACCCTCGCATACGTTAGGTTTAAAATTAGACTCTTGTTGGATGTTACCCAGAATGACTGCTAGTGCTGTACGGTCTTTCACACCAGCAGAAGTCTGTAGTTGTTCTAGAACGTACTGCTGAGGTGCAGTACATTGTGGGCATTCAATCATTTTTTCTTAGCAGTTTTAGCAGCACGTTTAAAGTTGGCAGCAGTAGGAGCACCTTTGCTTCCTGGCTTGCGCATCTTCTCACCTGAACCTTTTGCGATACGCATTTTCTTTGCGTGGATGTTAGCGTAGAGACCTTTTTTAGCCATTAGGATTTACCACATTTCCATTTACGTAATGCAAGAGCCTTTCGTGTAGGACGACCCTTGCTGTCCTTCATTGGTCCTTTGACCCCACCCATCCTAGCACAGAAAGACTTCTTACGCTTTCCTCCACCAGGTTGAGGTGCCTTTAAATTAGAACCAGTTTCCCGGTTATACTTATCACGACCAGCTTTAGTAAGACCACCAGATCGTGACTTGTGTGTGCCAATTTTTAATTTTACGGAAGGTTTACTTTTTGCAGCCACCTTTACCTCCTTTCTTTTTACCAGCCATTACCAAATACCGGGGATAATTTGACCAGTTAGTGCATACGCTCCAAGCGCAGCCATCACACCTAGCATAGCCAGGCGACCGTTTAGCATTTCAGCTTTTTCGTTATGTGTCACAGTGTAATCTTTGTCAGTGTACATGGTGGGTTCTTTAGCAAATAGGTTTTGTTGTCCGTGTTCGTTGGTGGTAACAGTCATTAGAATGAGATGTCAGAGTTTTCTAGTTTACGCATAATGTCTGATCTATAGGCAGGATCTTTATCATAACGTGGATCTGACATAGCTTGTACAAGTTCAGCCTGACTACGGAATGATTCATTCTTTTGATTAGAACCTTTACCTGTCAACAGTTGACCTTCTTTACCTACAGCATCAGTATATTTACTATACAATGATTGTACTGCAAAGAAGATTGCACTGGGATTACCATCTGCCATAACAGAATCATACATTTTAACCTCTTCTTTAGAAAGAGAGTCTCCAGCCCAATTAACCATTGCTTTATAAGCTTGTTGACCGCCAACCATTTCAAACAATTGTTCAGCTTGTTGTTCAGAAAGAACTTCTTTGCTGGATTCTTCTTGCTCTTCTTGATTGTCTAGTACTTCTTCAGGGGCTTCTTCTTGCTCCCCTTCTTCACTGGTTTCGGATTCATTTCTTGGTTGTCCTAGTTTACTTTGTAGTTCAAGGTAAGCTTGTTCTAGTGCTTGTGGATCTGAAAACTTACCTGCAAGTAGTTGTGGTTCTCCTGAAATAGATTCTGCTACTTCAAGAGAGTTCTGCTCATCAGCATTAAATTGTGGCTGATCAGCAGGTGTTTCATTCATTGTTAAAACTTCTGACATATTATTGTGGTGGTGGTTGTTGTTGCATCATTTGAGCTGATGCTTGCTCACGTTTCTGATCTACTGAAGCTAGTTGTCCAGCCTGTTGAGCCAACATCATTTGTTGTTGTTGTTGAGCTTCAGCCTGTTGTTGTTGTTGAATCTCTTGCATACTCTTAACAAGATTCAATGTATCAATACCAGACGAAGCAGCCAAACGTTTAACTACTTCTTCAGGATTAATGTATTCTTGAATAGCTTGTGGTCCCATTGTCTGTGCAATAACAGTAAGGAACTGTGCAAGGCTTTCACGATCTTGACCACGACCAAGTGCATTAATACCAGCTACAATAGTAGGCTTAACAATATCACCTTTAGGTAGACGTGGTATCTCACCTGTCTTTTGTGCAACAGAAAGTTTACGATTCAAATAAGGTACAAGGAACTCAACAGTAAGTAGACTGAACAGTCCACCTAATTGTTGTTCTAGTTCTAGCTGTGTCATACGTACTTCTTCAGCAGTAGTACGTTCACTATTCCTTACATTAAGAATAAGGAATGCATCACTGATTCGTTGTGATAAACCTCCTACCATTTGATAAGCAGTTTGAAAGTCAGCCGTTTTACCAACCTGTACTACACCAATATCATCAGGTCTACCTTGAATGATAGCTCCGTTACCTGCTTGTGCAAGCGTCTGAGGCTTGGTTGTACTGGAGGGTGAAACGGTAAACACTACCTTAGCAGCGGCTGCACTGCCTTCTACAAGGGCTTGTGACAGAGCTTCAAGTGACTTCAAGTCACCAATGAATTCTTCTACACGTCCACGTCCATAAGCTTCACCATCAACATGGTTAAACCTAAGTGGAAGCCAAGGGTTAGAATCAACAGGAGCTTTACCCATTGACTTAGGTAGTATATCATTATAAACCTCCTGATGCCACACCCATCTGTTGTTGTCTAAGATTACGTGTGTATAAACATCACATTCATCAGTTGATGTGTCATCTACATTTTCCCAATTGTTTTTCTGGTCAAATGCAGGATAATTTTTTTTGAGTAATTTTTTAGAGATTGTTTCTTTTGTTACAATTTCTATAACATTACCACTACCATCTCTATCTACAACATAACGGTTCAAAGGATATAGTTTAAGACCATCCTTCCCCATATAGATAAGAGCATTACCAGCAACGACTAAATGCTTTAGTGCTTGGTGAACAATTACACGATCAGTAGAAGCTGCAATAGATTCCATGATAGTTCGTTCAACTTTAGCAAACGACAAGTCAAGTTCTGATCTAATTTCTGGTCCTAGTTCTCCGGGGATATTAATATCATTAACCTGTAGCTTAAAGAAGCTGGTTTGTGGTGGTAGCAAAGCAAGCATTAGTTTACTTGCAAGCGTCACCACACCTTTAGCTCCTACACTTTGCCACGGTGTAATGAGATTACGTGCACCTTTATAAGATGTTTCTTCTCCACGGATTAGATAAGGAAGAGTTAGATCTGCTGCTTGTCTAGCAGTATTTAGAAACTGGGAGCGGTCCGAAGACAATCTTTCATAACGTGATTGAGCAGTCATTATACATTAATACCTAAACTAGAAGAAGCAGGTAAACCCGGAGACAATCCTGTTGAAACTTGGGGTTTGATTTGTAAAGGTCTACGTTTAAATGCACTTGTACCACCTTGTGAACCAGGTAAATTAGAAATACTTTGTAATTCAAGTGTAGCAGTTCTACTACCAGCAAGTTGATTTTGTTGTGCAGTCCTGCTAGCAATTTCTAATTGTTTCAAACGTTCCTCTTGTTCTCTAGCTAATCGTTCTTGTTCAGCTTTAGACTCAGCAGCTATCCTATCTAATTCTTGTTGCCTTTGAGCTTCGTCAGCTGCCCTTCGAGCTTCTTGCTGTGCACCTATAGATACTTGTTCATAAATACCACCAGGTACACCAGGTTGTTGCTGAGGATTTAAAGTTTCTGGATTAGAATCTAAAAAATCTAGAATCTCTTGATCTGAAAAACCAGCTGATCTATTAGCAGTAAGATCTGCATCACCAAATTGACTAAGACCTTTTTCTTTACTTGTAGCAAGTTGAGGGTTATAATATTCTGTACTTACTCCAGCCATTAATTTTCATCCATATATTGAATGACCCACTCAACGACACTACGTTGACCAGACCTGTACATAATTTTTTCCATTGTATCTTCAGGGTTAGGGTTAACTGGTGGAAATGCTTCTTCTAACTTAGATAACATAGCATTAGCTGTCATGCCACGAACATCAAGTAAATTTAGATCAGGCATATTGTGGGAGGTTTGTATTACTATGTTCAAAGAAGGCTGGCATTCTAGCAGCTTTAGTTGCAGAAAGTTCAGGTGCTTTACCTTCATACATCAAACGATCACTAGAATCAAGCCAAAATTTTTTGTCCAAATATTTATCGGTATTGCTACCCAAAGGTTGCATTACCCAATTGATAGTTGCCTTGCGGAGTTTATCAAGACTAGGGCTGACAGTAAGCCCCAACTCGCGACAAACAAGGCTATTGGCAGCAACGTGAATTTGTTCATCTCTACTTATATCCGCACTAACTGTTCGCATTCCAGCATCACCATTAAAGCGGAAGAATGGTAAAAGAACGAAGAAAATTGCACGTTCGGCCACCATCGCTTTGAGGATCGTATGATCAGGATGCGTAGTCCAAGCTTCCCTGAGCCGGAGAGCTTCCGATTCAGCTTTTTCGTCAACACCGTAAGCATTGGCAATGTAACCAAGTGCCAGGTCGTGATTTTCCTCGTCGGTGATATTTGATTCCAGTAACTCCCTCGATAGTTTTGGTACGTCGGTAGCCAATCCATCACGAATAAAATCTCCCACAGGTAGTTCCATATGTCGCAACGCAAGAGCACGGTGTACCGTCTCTTCCGCCCCTGCCTTGCATGATCCGGCAGTTGTCTGGACTGGTGTCCATTTTCTTTTTCTGTTTAGTAGTTTTTCGTAAGGGTTCATTGTTCTCGAAGGTAGTTAATA